AGAAAGAAAAGAAATGCAAACCATAATAGATTCAAACTCTTTTATAAATAAAATAAAGTAAAGTATAAATTATTTATCATTATTGAATAATCATAAAAAAAATTTTAAAAATATTGAACAAAGTCGATGAAGGAGTTTGTATAAAATAAAAAATAATTAATAGTACCCAATACTTAATGTAACTCGAGGACCGTGTGTCTCTGGATCATGATAAATAAGCCTTGGTATATATAAGGCATCCCCGGGTTCCAGTGTGTGTTTAGTTCCATCATCAAATTTATATGAAACGGTACCAATAGCAGAAATAATTATAACGTCCTCTTCCTTGTCGTTATGTCTTCCATGTGTATGACTATTTTCACTCATTGATATATAAAAGTGTACGTCATCATATGGTTTTAAATTATAAACTTCTTTCGTAGCATTTACTATACCGGTAAAAGGTGAATTGTGAACGTCATTACAAAAAAACGTTGGTGGTGTCGCATCACTTTTTTTATCGCGTATAAGTTCAGTGCTTTCAATTTTATACCCGCGTTCTATTTCATTTATGGCATCACTCCATGTAATTTTGTGGTGTGAGTTAAAACAATTTTTCATGAAAATAGGTTTACGTTTTTCCTTCTCCATACGTTCACTTTCTTTTATCAATTCTACAAATTTAACACCGTTTGTATTGGTATTATTATTGTAAATATAATACACCAAAAACAGTATTATTATAATAATAAAAATAGTATTATTAGATATATCCATTTTTATTATTATAAAATATTTTAATAATTAATTAGTTACACGTTTCTTAATATGCATTTTATATAAAAAGGTAAACAGTCGCTCAACCATATCCTCATATACAGCATTACATTTTTCATCATTAATGATCTTAAATAAATTACCCGCTAATGTTATTCTCGGTCCATCGTGTTTCTGTTCTTCTACCTGATGATCTAAATAACTCGGGAATATAACTAAATCCCCTTCCTTAATATTATCTAATGTAACGTGATTACAAAATACAGGGTGTTCCCGAAGCTCTTCAGGTAAAGTATTTGGAGAATTCTCTGATAGAAACCCTTTCTGAATAGCATTTGACATATCTTTAACAAACGTAAGATCAGCGTCTTTAGATGGATCGTATTTTGCAAAATAAACAAAACTAAAAAGTTCCCCGTTATCTAAATGATTGTGCTCAGCTTGATACATTCCCTTCGTATATTTACTACACCATAATTCAGTACAATTTTTACATTTTTCAACTCCACAATTGTTTAACGTCAGTTTTAAATTTTTTATATCTAATTGTTTTAAAAATTTATGCGCTTTATCAAGTATAAAGTCATATATAAATAGTCCATGATTATTAAAAATATGATCGGTGTTCCCATCCATAAGAAATGAAGATCCATGTGATGAAGTTGTCATACATTTTGTACTATCCCATTTATCCGAAATTCCAAATTTTACATTATTAAGTATAAAATTTATCTTTTCTTTATATTTATCATCTATTTGTTCTATATATATTGGTACTGCGTGTATACCAGTAATCATTACTCTACTTTGTACACTCTTTTTTAACCCCACAATTTTGAGTTTCAACTTCTCCATCTTTATACATGCACGGGATACCATTGAACCCATTTTCAGATGTTGTTTGGTGTTCTTTTGCTAATAGTTCTATATCTTCAAATTTATAAGTTCTAGATTGTGTAGGTTGTGTACCACACTCACCTTCACATTCAGTCCAATCACTCCAATCACCTGAACAATTAAGAGGGCATGGTTCCTGTTTACACTCACGCCACATACCTTTAGGTTCACACTTTTCTGGTCTGAGTGATTTATTAATAAGTTTCATATACCCTTTCGTACCACATACTGCATCTACCAAAATATCGTCATTTTTTTCCGTGTAACACCCGTTCGCTACGTCATCTTTTTTCCAATTTTCTACTGGGTATTTACATTCATTTACACCCGCATACGATTTTCTATTTATGGATACACATATCAAGGTTAAAAGTATAAATATAGTTATAAATGTTATAATTGTACGTTTATTAATATACGAAGCCATAACGTCTATTAATAAAGATGGATATTTTTTTTCTATTAAGCGTCATCACATTTAACGATTTCACTACATTTTCTTTTCTGTTCTTGAGTATTTTGAAGTTTACATGGTTTACCCCCGGCTTTAGCAACCTGTGAGATTCTATAAAATCTAGATTCTGATGGTTGTTCTCCACATGGTTTTTCTATACAGTCCCCCCATTCCGACCATTCACCTTCACAATCTATGGGACATAATTCGGTGTGACATTTATTCTGTCTCATTTTTGTAGGACACGTATCAGGTGTAAGTGATTTATTTGTATTAACTCTAACTCCACTGTCTTCAAAATCACATGGAATAACTGTTAAATCATCATACGCAACTACACATTGACCGTCTTTCTCTTCAATCCATAAATCGTCTGGGTATTCGCATCTTGGTTTCTCTTCTGGTTTCTCTTCTGGTTTCTCTTCTGGTTTCTCTTCTGGTTTCTCTTCTGGTTTCTCTTCCGAGTCCTCTTCTGCGTATTCTCTGGAATTTTTGTATACAAAAACGCATATAATTAGCAATACGCTTATCGATAATACTATATCTACATTTTTAGTAATTTTTTTATAGAAAGACATATAGTTTATTACTATAAATAAACATTTTTATATTAATGTCCAACGTACTCTCGAATATGATTGACTGTGTCCATATCACCTTCTTTCTGTCTGTGTGTGTTTTCGCCTCTTGTAGAACCATGTGATGGACACCCTCGATTTCCACCATTTGTTCCACTTTGTTGCGACCAATATTTTTCAAATCGTACCCGGTGATGACGTTTTTTACTCCTCCCGTTTGTCTGACGTGCATGCCATTTATTTCCGTATTCCTGACGCCAGTATCCTTTACAATGTGAACAACTTTGTTCTTGTTGTGTCGACGGAGGTGACCCAGTTAATGAAAGGTGCGGGTTTTTTACTGTACGATATTTATACCGTTTAGATCCATTACAAGTTCCATAATCCCGATCCCAATCACCTACATATAGACATGGTACAGTCCTCGACGTTGCCGATTCATCGACTGGGTCGCCGAGTGCACACGCGGGTTCTATTTGCATCCATGTATTATTAGACATAGTTGATAAGTCTTCTGGTACTTCTTCTTCTTCCATATCCAGAATACCTGCTAATTGAGCTAGAGTAGCCGGACTAATTGTAAATCTATATGTTCTATATGTATTGACTGTATCAGCAGCAGTTATGTCTCCACCCGTTTTTAACACACTTTTACTGGAATCCAAAAGTTCAAGAACTGCACCTTGCCATCTCTGTCTCCATGGGTCTCTCGGGTCATTAGAATCTTGTCTATTAATCACTTTTACTTCGTCTATCGTATACTCTTTACCTAAATCGATTTGAAAATAACTGTCATTAGCTCCTTGACCACTATGCCACATAGTGACGTTATCCCCATCAAATAATCTCGCAGTGCCATATTCGCCGGTTGTGGGGTCACCATGTCCAAATTCAGAATCCACGGTAACCCCTTTCAATAATTCAGGTTCCCGATCCCAATTTTTCACTACATTTACACCTCCTGAATATATTTCAATTCCTCCGATGTTTAAATAATTGTCAAATGGTAGTCCGGCTTTTCCGTGGTATGCGTCTCTTGTCCAATTTCCTCTTGATTTGTTATTAATTTTATCTTTGTATCCAAACTTTACGTATCGAACACCTTTTACTCCTCCTTTACCACGTTGTTTTGCTTCATCACAAGCAGCAGGATCCTTAGGGTATCGAACAGCTTCACAACTACCAGCTACAATACGCGACTGGGATTGTTCACCGTTTGAATTACAAATTCCAACAGGGGCCCATTCATTTTTCCAACAACAATCTACTTCACGCGTTTTTACACTTTCAAGACAATTACCATTAGTAGCTTGTACCTGTTTTTGTTTCCCATTCATTTGACATTCTCCTACATCTGTCCATTCCCCTGACTCGTAACAACACACCTTATATGCCGATTTAACATCGTCTGGGCAATTACCTACAGTGGTTTGTGCGAATATACCAGTACCATTTGGTTTACATGTACCACCATGTGCTGAGAAAGCCGGTACCCAGTCGTGGTTCTGTGTACAACACGGTTGAATAGGATCTTGTCTGGATCGAGTTTCTACTTTATCGTGGATTTCTTCACATGGTCTACCATACCCAAATTGGGTATTACCAATTGCTGGTTTTGTTATCGAATATATACGAGATTCAGAAGGTTGTACATCACACGCATCTGGGTTAGGCGTCCAATCGCTCCATGAACCTTCGCAATCTTGGGGACATGGTTTCATGGAACAAGATACCCACTCGGTTAAATTTTTACAGTATTCAGTATTCATGGTCGAAGCTTTATATCTCTGTATAACGCCAGATTCACCACACCCAACGGGTGTTAAATCGTCTTGGCTTTTAACACACCCAAGGTCGTTATATTGCCACCCCAAAACTGGGTAATTACATACAGGTGGTTGAGGTTCGGGACACGTTTTTTGACACGCACCACTCCTTTCAAAAGTACACAAACCCCCTTTAGTTGCTGGTTGGTAATCGGCTGCACTCGTATCCAAAGTTTGTTTTAATATACCACCCCCACATCTATCAGCATTACCATCTTCTAAAATAACTTCATTACCATCGGCATCGAGACGCACACACAGTGCATCCAACCATGTGTTCCCACTACACGGTTTAGGGGGGTCTACATTACATTCAACAAGTTTTGGTGGACATACACCATCCCCCAATTGTCGAACGAAACCTTCGTGGTTTTTATCTAAAACGTGTGTTTCAAAACCTGCACCACTCGTTTCATCGGTTAAACCATCTAACACTACACCGTTGCGAGAACATGGTTTTTGTACGATATATTCCGTACCCGAACAATCTCGATCAACTATTTTTTCGGCGGCTTTTTCAGCTGGTTCGCCTGAAATACCTATAATTCCTGTACCACTATTTTGTTTATAAGCGTACCCTAAAACTACTAATATAACGACGAGGAGTAATATTTTTGTGGTATTATCTGCCATTTATATTATTAGAGATTATTTTTATTTATATTAAATTTTATTTGGAAAAACTGTAGGTTGTACTGCTACGGGTTTTGCTTTTGATGTTGATAATACTATTGATACTAAAACTAATATTATTATACATGCAACCACCCCACCTATAATCATCTTTTTCTGGGCTTCTTTAGCTTCGACTATAATTTCTGCATTTTGTGTATACGTAGCAGATTCTTTAATCTGTTCCGTATCATCAAATTCCAATTCCCATGGATCTGCACCTATAAAATTTTTATTTTGAGCACACTCCGAAAAAACTTCCGAATCAATTGCACCCCCGACATTTACATCCTGTAAACATATATCCAATTTAAACGAACACGGAGAATAGTCTCTTAAATCACTAAGAATTTTAGGTTTATATTTATTAGCTCCAACGCACACACGCGCGGGACAATGTAAACGTTCCATTAATTCAAGTCTTGCAACAGCTTTATGTGGTCCTTCAGTATCGGGTACAGCTTCCAATGTCGTCTCTACCCATTCCATAGCTTTATCACACCCTGGTACAGTTGAATTTTTTTTACAGTCGAGGTATACGACATTATAACATGAACACCTTTCATCCATAGGATTTGTTTCACAGAATTCTTTTGTAGGAACTTCTTCTTCTTCTGTCATCTTATATAAACACTATATTAAAAAACGAGAAAAAGAAAAAGTATAAGTATAATGGCTATAATTATCATGTACTTTTGATTTTTCGTAAGATTAAAAAGGGGTGCATCCATTAACTCTTTCTCTTTCTTTAAACGCTCTTGTTTTGCGGCTCCATCTATAAGTGATTGTCTATATATTTTCTGTTCTGCTGCTACAACTGCTGCTGTTTTAGGATCTCTGTAATTTGGGTTCTGGTACATGTTATTAACATACTCCTTTGCAGGTTCATTAAGATTACACTCGACAAACATATCCGAATCCACCATAAGACCAACATCCACTTCGGACGCACATATTTTTATCTGATAATTACAATCTGTTGTCATGTTTAAATCCTGTAATTCGGTAACCGGTTTATATTTATCTGAACCATTACATACACCCGGTGCACAGTGTAAACGCGCATTCAATTCAGTTGTTGCTACCTTTCTTTGAGAATCATATTTATCTGATATCGGTATACCTTTTATTACTTTATCCGCCCATTCTCTCCCCTCAGTACACCCTGTCATTGACGGATCAGTATCACACCCTCTAACCGCAACGTTATAACATGAACATCGTGGATCATTTATATTATCTTTACAGAATTCCGCTGTGGGAGCTTCCTGTTCTGACATCTTACAAGTATCAGAGATTTTTTCTTAGTATACTGTAATATAGAATGAAGAGAAATATCAGTCCCAGGACATTAAAGATAATAATAGGTCTTTCGGTTATATTAGCCATCTGGATAATATTCATCCGAAAACGTGAAAATGCGGAAGGTGATAAACCAGCTGACGAAGTCGTCAAATATATCGAAGAAACAGATCCATTAAATCCATACGTTGTAAGAGCACTGGCTAAAAAACTTACAAAAGACCTTGACAAATTAGAATTGGTCGTTGAACTTGCAGATGGTGTAGTAGATGATAAATCACGAGATGAACTCATAGACTATATGGAACAGTTAGAATCTGAAATGGAAACACCAGCTAAAGAGGAAGAAGAAAAGAAAGAGAATTAATTAGTCAACTTATTTTTATTCACGATGATCATTCGTGTGTAAAAATATTTATTTTTTATTACACCCACATGAAGGTTTTTCAGTAACTTTCATTAAAATGAGAAGGGATATAACAGAGGCAAATGCGAGCATCCAATTGTTTGTTTTCATATTGTATATATTACATCTATATTTTTTTTAACGACGCTTGAGAGTAATCACAGCTGGGTCATCTCCATAACAATAATATTTTACAGAAACGCCATATTTGTCTTTCATATATTTGTTAAGTTCTGTGCTGATCGTATATTTCCATTCAGTTATGGTGGATTCAAAATATTCCATACCTTCAATTGATCTAGATCTTATCCTCATGAATTCTAAGTTACGTATACCTTCCATGGTCTCATTGATTTTTCGTGCCAAATTGGGATTCGAAGTTGTTTTACGATAAAGGTAAACATTAAAAACACTGGGGTTGAATCCATTTCGCTCTGAAGCTTCAATGATGTCGATCACATAGTATCCATATGCATCGGCGATTATATTAGCTTGCATAGATGGGTAATTGTTTACATATGCTTCAAAATCCAAACCACTCGGTAATGTAAACAACTTTTTTCTTGTTTTGTTGTTACAATTGTGGTTATTGACACGCGAATAAGCAGCTGGGTGTGTATGATATGTGACGTAGTAGCCCGTTATCAACGAAGCGAGTTCATTCGAAATAAGACCTCTTTGGTGTGACGTTAATTGATTAGGTAAGTTGAAACGAACTTTGTTGTTTGTACTTGTTTTAAAATCAATCTTACCTGCATATTCAACCCTTTCTTGAGATGACTTGGCGTTTATCATTTTGAGATCATTCACTATACGCCGTGGTAATGTAA